TCTGATCGTGAATGACGGCAGCTTTTAGGCTACCATCTTCACTACAAAATGATGTAATCACTCTCATGCAATCAATCCTATAAAACGGTTTAACACGACACGATTTGATAACCTGTTACCAGCATACTTACTAAATGCAGACACCAGACCACGAGTAGTGGCATTTTCTTTAACATGAAACTCTACGTCATCATCAGTATCTAGTCCTTCTGAACGGAGTAAATAATACTCATCAAAGCCGGCATTCGTAACAACTTTATATTTTTCTTTACGGAACTCGGCTTTCAGTTTCAGATGGTCACTAACTCTAGGATAAAATATATGTGCTACACGGCCAAACTCACGGCCAGATAATACATAGAAACCAATAACATTACATTGTGTTCTAGCCTTTAACATTTTAATGTAGGCACTCATCAATTCAGGACCATAAGGTTGATAAACTTTTTCTTCGTGTTTAGTAATTGGATCACGAATCACTAACACTCTTTCTTTGCCATATACACTATCATAATCTAAATCTGGATTGTTATAACCAGACCTTGGCCGACCATCATCACCTGTATAATAAACATTTCTTACAGGATTACCTTCACCATCGGTGAGAAACACAGTATTGACGATTTGTAACTTGTAATTTTTCTGAAACTCAGGTATAATCTTCATAGCAGCAATCACCGCTTCATAGAGTGGTGTGCCACCTAACTGCATCCAATGTGGACGGCAAGCACGGGGTTCAGCACAACGAACCAGAGCAGAGCAAGCATAAGTGAATTCAGATGCGGACATTTTGCTTGATAATAAATTCATTAATTTGAAACCATGCAAATCTAAATCACCAACTTTAAAATCAACACTATATTTGTCGGTATGTTCAGAAGTGAAAGCATATACTTCATAAGGAATATTTACTTTCTTACAGAACATCACCAGATTGATTAATTGTTTGACGGTATTTTCCATATGGTCAGACATAGAACCAGACCAATCGAGGAACATAACGAGGCCATGTGATTTACCATCAGGCAAAACTGTCATCTTCTTAAAGATATCTTCGGTAAATTGATATGCATAAACTTTGTTTAGATTCAATTCACCAGTTTTAGCAATCGATGCACGTTTCTGTTGGTCAGCATTCTTGCGCAATTCAAATTCTTTGGCCAAATAACCAACAACTTTCTTGGCATCATTGCGAATTTTCATAAAAGCATTTGTATCAGTACCCAAAATGTTGTATTTACCTAAATCGTTTTTGTAATCAGTCCATAACTGTTTGTATGGAACAATAGCTTTCTTCAAATCGATATCATTGATATTACCATAGTAATAATGTTTGTTGCTTGTTTCAAACAACTTACTTTCATTTTGACGATATGATTTATCAGTCAAAGAATCAAATTCGTTACCAGAATAATCTCCGCCTTCATGACCAATTCTTTGTTCTTTATATTCTTCTTCAGTTTCGTCCATTGATTCATCAGGTTCAGAATTTGACTGACCATATTTTTCGATGGTATCATCATCATACTCATCAGAATACTCATAACCATCAGATTCAAAATCACCTTCTGGATCTTCTTCAAATTCTTCTGGTGCATTTGCTTTACGCTCTTCGGCTTCTTCTTTCATGTAAGCCATAACATCATATGCGAGCTTAATAACATCATCATAACTCTCGGTATTCTCAATACGGTATACCAATGTTTTTTCGATATCATTAAAACGAATACCTTGTGCAGCACCGCCTTTTGTATAAAGATTAACACGGTCAATGAAATTCATATCATTCAGCTCGGTGCCATTTGTGCCAAAGAAATCTTTTTCAATCAATTCACGGTAACCACGAACAAACGAGGAACGAATACCAGGATATTTGTTTTTGATTTTTCTTTCGATACGGCAATCTTCTAGCACATTCATAATACCCATTGGTATCTTTTCTTCGTGTGCTTTCATCATACCATCTAGGGGAGTGTAAAGTGCATGGCCAACTTCGTGACCTAGAAAAAGGTCATAGAGATAACCTGAGATGTTTTTATCAAGAATAGGAACGGTCAACACACGGTTCTTTACATCAAATGCGGCCGTGTTAGTATTACGCTGTTCGATAGTCAGATTTTCATTTGCCATTAGTTTGGCAAGTAACGATTTAGATTGAATTAGTTCCATAGATTCTCCGAGTTAATAATAGTATTATCTCATAAAAATCATCTACCGTCAAGCGGTAACTTTCATGCTGTTGTTTTTATACAACGCTCTGATCCGGTAAAGATTTTAGGTAGAGTTTTCCTTCTCTATATTCCATTTCGATGGCCTGTCCTTCTTTCCAATCATTATATTTTACAATTTCTTCCGGAAGAATTAAGATACCATCGCCTGTACCATCATTTGCATCAACAATTTTGGTAGAATAACTTTTATTGGTAATATTCTTTGCGTTTTTGGTAGTCATTCAAGTCTTTTTCCATATTTGTAAGAGTTGCCCACTTGCGAGTTACGATATCTAAACGTTTCCACGCAGGAATTTCATCATCATCTGCTTTGGCATCAAGCCAAATATAGTAAGAAGTGTCATTCATATTTTTTTCCTTCGTTTTTATCAAAAATTCGCTGCTCAATTGCAGCTACAAGCTCTTCGGCAAGATTCGGATTGAACTTTACCAAAAAATGAGCAACATCATCAGCTGGAATATGACGCAAATTATGCATAATTTCATCAATTCCTCTATGTATCTGTGTTTCTTCCCATTGTGCTAACATAATTTCTCACATTTCATAAAAAGTATTGCTCGGAATAATAAATTTACCGTCTTTTTTTGCTTTTCCGAGCGTTTCAAGCAATTTTAACTCAATTTCAAGTTCTTCAGCCGACAAATTTTGCAAATATTCTTCATAATCGTCCCAATCTTCATTACTCCAACCTTTAGGATTCATTTTTCATCATCTCCGCATGCTGGAAATTTCTTTTGCTTCAGCATCCGTGAAAACCGGCACAGCATTTGATTTGTGCATCGTAGCCACACCTTTCATTTTATTGCCGGTATACGAAAATGGAAGTTTTTTTGTGCAAGGTATAAAACCTGTATTTACGGACGCAAACCTAGGCGTTTCTCGGCCTGCAGGAATCTTAGGCAAAGGAACAGTTGCGGAAATATTCTTGGATTTTGTTTTACTGAAATTGGTAGACACCGAATTAATGGACAGTAGCCATTCTTCGTGCTGAAGTCTTTTTGCTTTTGAAACTTTCCGTTTTTTTGATTTTGGAATGTAACCGTGAATAATCATAATAATTCTCCAATGTAGAAGAACCATTATACTACGGAAATAAGTGAATGTCAATACACATGTTGTACGGAAACAACATTAATACCAATACCTTTATTTGAAACGGCAGCATACCTACTTATACTAAAAATAATTAAAAATTTAGGTAATATTACTCTTTCTTACCTTGTGAAATTTTGAGTTCTTCAAAATCCTCATCTTCCCAATGTTTCATTTGTTTCTTTACTTCAGAATGTTCGCCTCTGCGCCTTTTACTATGTAAAAAGTTTTTGGCGTAAATGTAATCATCATTATAGTCTTGGTTCTTACGGAACTTACCTACAAATTTGGTCACTTGCAATCTCCTATTTCATGGTTTCAAACGTTATGCCTTTTATTTTAGTTTCCGGCATATTATGCATATCCTCTTGTGATATGTAAGTTATATCAGCATTAGGATAACAAATCTTTATAATTTTGAGAAGTTGGCAGACTGTGCCATCTGAATCATTGAATGTAAATACTTCATCAACATATTTTAAGCTTTTAATAATTTCTCTGCGTGTTTCATAAGTTTGTACAAAACCTCCGAGTGTCCACATCATCCACCAATCAGTATGGACGCCGACAATAAGGTGGTCGCCTCGATGGTGACATTTTTTAATATAATTTAATTCTTCAATAGATAGTGGATCAAAAGCACCGCAAATAACGACAATTCTCTCTTTTTCGTGCATTTAAGGTAATAGGTCTGGAAAAGCTTCCTTTACAAATTTATAATCTAGACCCCTTACACCTAAATCTTTACTTAAAATGCCAATCACAACTTCGGCTTCACGGGGCTCCAGTCTTTCTAACAACTGTAACAACAATTCTTTTCGTTTTTCTATAGTGAGTATTTCTGCATTAGGATGTCCTTTTTGGAACAAATATAATTTACGTAATTCAACTGATAATTGTGTTCCAGAAAGTCCAGGCAAAACATCCGTTGGCACTTCATAATCATCAGGCATTTCAGTTATTAACCATTGATGATTTGGATGAAAAGCCAATTGAAGTACCTGTACCAATGTAGTTGACAGATTTTTTTCAATTACTGCCATTCTGTCTTTTTTAGATGAAACCATTTCAAATTCATCAAATATTTCATATATACTTTTCATCAAAATTCCTCTATCACTTCCATTAAGTTTTTCAGCTTGTGTTCAATAAAATAATTTAACAACTTACCTTTAGCAGGTTTTGTTTCTTCATAGGTATTTATAATTTTTGTTTTGATTTCTGTGGGAATGAAAGTCAAATCAATTAAGGATTGATTACGAACAAAGTTGGTTTGGTCAGTTTCACTATACTTCTCCACTTGTTCATCTAGGTACTTATCTAATGTTTTCTGTGTGATTGGTTTCTGACGGAGGTCACGGACAAAGCAATCGGAAGGCGAAAAGATGTTGGGTATGCCATCGCCTTTATCTCCACGAATAATCTTCTCCTTGAGTTCCAATTTAGGGTTTTCCGATTTCACAAATTTCTTTTGTGATGGATTGTATTGTTTTACATT